CGTCGATTTCAATCTACCCCTTGATTTATTTATGTCTGTGTATATTTCGGATTCATTGGGAGAGGAGTTTGCTGGTATAAGGTTACCGGTAAGCGAGTCAGAGGTTGTTTTGTCCATTACCCTCGAAGATGCTGAAGGAATTCGGCTGGGTCAGTCAATTGACGCTCACTTAGGTGTACGCGCTTTGCTGACTCGTTGTTGGAGAGAGCGTGCGGAGCCACACGTTGCGAGTGCATGCACCAGAGAGGTGTGTTGTTGTAACTCGTGCCTTACTCGTGATGAGTGGGGATTTCAATGTTTCTGGGACTGTGTGCCTGTGAACATTGAAGGAGTTGATCTTCGTGATGGATTATCACGGAGTGAATGGCTCGAACGCGAATCAGAGTATGGTTTTAATGATACTGCGCGGTTTTATGATAGGAGAGCGTATGAAGATGACGTTCATCCTGAGGAGAGGGCACGGGCGTTCATGGAAGAACGCATGTCTTCACCTGGTTACAATTCTGAGGATCGCATGACGCGACAGGATTGGATTGAGAACACTCCACATGTGCAGGAGTGGTTAGATGAACAGTGGCAACACTTTCTCGATCAGACCTCTAATACCTTGGTTCGTGTTAGTGGTGGACCACCAGGGGTGGTTCACTTTAATGGTGATGATATGGTAGTTTCAACTCCCAGTAGATTCACCGTCGATGAGTCGTCTTTTGACGAGTCTCATTGGCCCAGCGAGCAGGAGATGTTTCGCCGGATTATTGTGGATGAAGTTGATCAAGAGGGCGCGGAGATGCTAATGGATTTGGCACCGCGTAGACTTGACTTTCATTCAATAAATCCTCAAGGTGTCCCCTTGGCTGATGTGTTTGGCCGAGTTGATACCAATGAGGTGATTCGTGAGTGGAACGGTGGTGTGATTGCCGCTCAATTCCATCCTAATGCTGATGCTGAGGAAGCTGAAGCTGCGAATCATAATGCAGAGATGCATGCGCAAAACGGTAACATATTTGTTGAAGTATGTTCGTTTATGTTCGGAGTAGCGTTTGCGGTTATCGTTATTGAATGGTTGAAAGATACCTTAGGTGATGATCCGTATATGTGGTTTACAACGAACGCCGAGAGAAATGCTCGGATGCACGCCGCAAATGGAAACATAGAGATGTTTTCTGTTTGGTGGGCGATTACTGTCCCTCTAGCATTGTTTTTTCTATGCACCTGGGTTTATCCTGGGGTGTGTAGTTTTCGCAATTGGTGTGAGCGTCAGTTTGCTACCATTCGCCGTATTTACATCGCGTTTACTGATCCTGCGTTGCAGGCTCAATCACGTGAAGTTGCGGAGAATTGGATACGCGATAGGTTAGTTGTGCAGCATCGAATTCCTAATGTGGAAGTTCGAGCTCTAGGTTTTCGTTTAGGCGAAGTAAATGTCCTAGCAGATCCTGTCGTTCAGGAGGCTGCGCGTAGGGTGCACGAGGAGGATTGGCATGATGCTGAGCCCGTGCAAGTTCCTTTTGTGCCAGATGCGCCGGATAATGTTCCGGTGATTTGGCCTGTGCGGAATCCATTTGTGTATGCGCCACAAGTGGTTCCTAGAGTATATCCTTTGCATAAGAAAATCAGCAATATGTTGTCTGATCTTGGAGTTATGCAGACGGTTGCTCTTTTTGCACTCATGGCATATGGGTGTAGACGCATTTATAAACGTTTTTATCCGGAAAAAACGCTGGAAGGTCTTAGTCGTGCGGAAGTCGCACTTAAGGGGTTTGTCGACGCAGTGATTATGATTGCTGTGGCGTTGGCAGCTCTGGATAATGCTAAGTCAGCTGTTCGGGTTTTTCAAGAACTGAGTGTGTATGCTCGGATGTTGATATCCTCGGTTAATGCGTTTAAATTCGTTCGCAGTATGTTACCTGTGGACGTCATGGAGGATGAATATCGTGAGATTGTGGTGGAAGCACCGGCAGTTGCTCGCGAGTTTGTTGAACGTGTTGAAAGTGTTCCTCAGTTTCATAGAGATCCTGATGAGAATAAAGCAGAGGCGCGACCGGATGATGCCGTTTCACGTCTTAGTGACTTTCGACAAGCCTTTGATGATATGTGGACCAATGCTGCGGATCGAGTTCGAATGAGTCGTCTCATGCCGCAGTTAGGAATTGGTGCCACCCCCCCAGCTGAAATGTTGGTTGGACCACAGGTTCAACAGATTTTAGATGATGAGGAGGAGAATAAGAGTTTCTTTTTTCAGTTAAAAGATCTTGTTCGCCAACACCCATATGTTTTGATGGTTGTCGTTTGTTCCGCTGCTGTGATAGCAGGTTGCGCCCTTAAATGGGTGCGACAAAGGAAAGCGAGGATTGTTGAACTGGAGGGAATAAAAGTAACAACTGTGGTGGCAACTAGTGAGACTACTGAGATAGTCTTAGAGAGGTCTGAGCCATGTGATCTCGCTAAAGGGCGAAATCATGACTTAGTTCGGGATCCATGGCACGCTCCTTCAATTCATTTGTTGGAGACTTCTCATGAAGAGAAGAAGTTGGAGTGCATCCATTATGGATGTGGTATGACAACTTGTGCTTGGACCGATTGTCACACAGTGTGTGGTGGACATCATTGTACTCATTTTCGTGATTGCAAACCAACTAAGGAGTTGGAGCGTGGGCGTCAAAGGAAAACGTATCCACCTGGTTTGACGATTGATTCTAATTATCGAGCTGGTGCAAAGAAAGGTGAAGACGATTATATAGTTCCTCAAGGGGAATTTGTTAATGCGCGTCACGGCAAGCGGAATCCAGTGCGGGGCGATGAGCCTGAGCGGGACGTAAACTATGAGGATGAAGATGTCGTTGTTGCAACCCAAGCCGATGCGATAGCAGAGCTTAAGGAGGAGTTGCGGCAAGTTGATGAGATGGAGCTTGCTACTGGTGTTTATTGGAGAGCGTCCGATGTGGACGACGAATATGAGCAAAAGTATCGAGTTGATGATGCGGACATGGACTATCAGAGACCGTATCATCGGGATGAGGGTACTTTTACAGATGTAAAAAGTAAGCATCCTGGACAGAATAAACGACCAGTACCCCCCAGTAAGGAGTATATGGAAGCTGTCCGCCAATCTCAGCCACTGAGAGTACCAACGGAGAAGGAGAAAAATACAGGCCGGTTGCATGAAGCAACTCGTCTAGCGAAACTTTATAAGCTGAAAAATAGTAAGCTGAAGAGTAAAGCTGCAACTTGTAAAGACAAGGTGTGTATGGACGAAGCGTGTGGTAAGTTCCACATGGTCGCTCCATGTCCGTGGGCTCGGGAAGGGCGCCAGTGTCCGCACGATTGTCCTTTTTATCATAAGAAAGTGGTAAAGGGAGATCCTAAGCCTCCAGTTATCTTGAAGAAAGGTAAGGAGTCTTTATATCGAGGGAAGCTCGAAGGATTGCATGGAGATCGTAAATTCGATTATTCCGTGCCAATTAAGTGTGTGTTCGCGATTTACAGAACTCAGTCTCTTGAAGAGAAGATTGATGGTAAGTGGAATCGCTTGGGGCATGCAACATATGCGGCTGGTTCTTTAATGACAACCGATCATAACGTGATTCACAATAAGGGTGAGTCGTGGTTTTTTAGTGATCGGTGGTGTCAAGTTAAATGGGAAGTGGTAGCGTTTGACCGTTCAACGGCCAAGTGGAAGAGCCAATGGGGTTCTAATCCACCACATGTGAGGATATGTGAAAAGGTTGAGGCGGGTGAGGAAACTTACCTGTTTACTCAAAAACCATCACTCACTGTGACGAAGGGTAAAATATTATCTATTCCTGCTGGTATTGACGAGGAGGTCTCGTATACTGGTCACACGGATCCAGGGGATTGCGGTTGTGGTGTGTGGAATAGTAATGGTGCCTTGATTGGTATCCATAGAGCGGATTTAGGACAATCTAATGGTTTTCTTCGGATTACTAAAGAAATGTTCAATCCGCAACCGAGACTGCCTCAGTCTGTTGATCAGATATTGGGACCAGCTATGGTTAGAGTCGAATCAGCTGATGATGTGCCGTGGGTACCGCGCCAGTGGGGTGATTTAAACTCGCGAGGCCTTGGACACTCAAAGTGAGTGACCACGTGAAGCTAGCGAGCGACTTTTGGAAGGCTAATTTACCATTTTTTCATGGGGTTGACCAAAGCGCTAGGCCCTCTGCTGAGTTTAGTGAGTTCTTTACAAAAGGAATTTGTAAATTTGGAGGGAGGGTTAGTATTAGACCACCGTCTTATAAAGATAGGAGTCTAGTTGACCCCAACGTGCAGTTGTGGATGCACGTACGTGGTGTAACCTGGGAACATAAGTATGCTATGTGTATGCCTAATTCTCGAACCGGTTATATGTCCTTATGCAAGTATGAAAAGCCTCAACCCGTCATTGACGAGGAGATTTGGGACTTGGCTTGCGATATGACTGAAAAACACTATTTTCCGTATATGTGTAACAGTTATATTATCACTCTGGAGGCCGCGGAGGCTGAGTGTAATAAGCAGACATCTAATGGGTATCCTCTGTCAATCAAGTATCGTGTAAAGCATGATTGGTTGTTCGAAGAGGATGGTACATTACGTGAACGATATAGAACCATACAAAGGAAGTATTGGGATCTACTATCAACTCCGGAAGGGGTACGTACGTTTTTTACGGCGTCGCAAAAATATGAGATGCGCACAAGGAAGAAGTTGGCGGAGGGAAAGATTAGGACTTTCACCGCTTCTTCGGTTACGCATAATTTAGCGATGTCGCAGTTGTGTCATGATATGAATCAGAAATTCTACGCTTCTCATGGGAGAACCATGAGTTGTGTTGGAATGTCTAAGTATTATGGCAACTGGCATCAGATGATGTTGGATCTGGGCCAATTTACGTACGGGTGGGCGTTAGATGAGTCAGATTATGACTCTTCCTTCTTTCGCCGACAGTTGTGGGCACAGATGAAGTTAAGATTTCATCTTTTGGAGCAACAATTTCAAACGATCGATAATTGGAATCGATTGGTGCACCTGTATTTTGATATCATATATACCATGATGGTTACTCCGCAAGGAGACGTGATAGTGAAGGATACAGGCAATCCTAGTGGGCAAAATTGCACAATAGTAGATAATACTATGGGATTGACTCGACTGTTATTTTACGCTTTTATCGTTATTTGGCGAAAGCATTATTCATCTGACTCTGAGCGAGTTAAGGTGATTCGTAAGCGGTTGACAGTACTCTCTAGGGAGTTTACTGCCGATTCTGAGTCCGAGGAGGACCAGCTGTGTGCTGAGATGGATGCTATCGCTAACCGAGAGTGCACTCCGGTTAACTTTGCTAAGCACGTGTGTGCGAAGCTTTGTGGTGATGATAATACGTTCACCGTTGAAGACTCATGGTTGAGTTGGTTTAACGGTAGGGCGGTGGCGGATGTGTGGACTTCAATTGGCATCACTACTAAAAGTGATGATTGGAATCCTCGTAAGGCTATTGAATTGGATTTTCTTAGCCACAACACTGTATACTTTCCTGAATTCGGGCGGTTTTTACCTGTTCCTGAGTTCGAGAAGACAATGGACTCTTTGTTGTTTGCTTCTACGAGTAGAGATATTCGTTGGAGTTTGTTACGAGCATTTGCTTTGCGTATGGAATCGTGGCCTAATGTCAAATCACGAGAGGTGGTTTGGGACTTTATTTCCTATTGTTGGAAGAATCACGCGGATGAACTTCGTGGTTCGGTTACGATTCCTTCGGGCGGTACGATTGCGTATGAACACATTTTGAATGTGTATATGTCTGATAAGGAATTGGGCATTTTATATTGCGGGTTGGAGTCAACCTGTGATCCAGAAGTTTACGCATTTCTGGCGGAGTGTCTTCCGAAAGAGTGAGACACCACTCTTTAAAAAAGGATGAAGCGTACCGCGCGTTATGACGCTATGATGACTAAGATAGCGGCATCAACTGGGATGGAACCGACAAGTCGTGATTCAGTAATCGCGAATCTTGATCCGTTTCATGATAGTGAACTGGACCCTTTGGGTTGGCCAGATCTCACTACCTCGCCGTCGATTATGCAGTGTCTTAAGCAGACGGTGACAATCGCAGCCCCCTCCGGCATTGCCGTAGGAGCGTTGTGGGATTGTCACATCTGGAATTCTGGCTACTTTAATAGTACGTCATATCCGGAAGTGAGTCCAGGTAATTTAAGTAACATTCTCGCTTATCGAGCGAATTCGGTTAATCCGACATTCATCGATAACATTGCAGCAACAAGTAGTAATGGTGCTGGCAATGCGCTGTATGGGATAAATATTTGGTCACAGCCCGCGAATGCTAATGCGAGTCCGTTTACGCAAGCTCAAAACTTGCCGCTCGGCTTTCAAATGCAGCATATGCATGTTGATCCGCGATTGAATCGCGGCGCAGCGCGCGTGTTTGCTTCCGGATTGGAAGTTCATAACACGACGTCGCAACTTAATGTACAGGGTTCTGTACTTGTGTATCGTCAACCACTTGACGACAACGCATTTAAATCCACCATCAATATTATCAACCAGAATACCGTTACGGTTGCTGGTGGTGGTGGTGGTACGGTGTCAGTAATTTCGCCTTCAGCAATGGAGGTGATATTTACACCGAGTCCGCCAGTCAGTCCAGCTGCGGCGTTACTCTTGAAAGGGTCGCGCCAGTGGGAGGCAAAGGATGGAAGTTATCAGGTTCATGGACTGCACAATGTGCAGTTGCCATGTTCTGGAAGTACTTTCACTTTGCCGTCTTATTATCAACTGACGCCGCAAGATGCGACTCAGTACACAGTTAGTTTGGATACTAATGTGTTTGCAGCGAATAACTTCAACGTAGCTACTCAGCAGTTTTATACTGAGTTTGATACGTCAGGAGCGTGGTATACTGGACTGTCGCAGTCGACGACGTTGACGTTAAACTGGAATGTATACATTGAGCGATTTCCAACTCAGTTGGATATTGATCTTGTACTTCTGGCACGGCCGTCGCCGACTTATGACGTGAAGGCTCTCGAGTTTATATCGATATGCTCGCGGTTGTTACCGCCTGGTGTAATGGTGTCTGATAATGGTACCGGTGATTGGTTCGCCGATCTTATTCAGACAGGAGCTGATTACGTCGCGCCGTTGTTAAAAATGGTGCCTCATCAGTACGCTCAAATGATCTCAAGCGGCTTAACTACCGCTAATGGGATAGTCCAAAGTTTCCGATCGAAACCGAAGGCTGAGCGCGCTGCGATCAATAACGTCGCTAAGGCTGAGATTAAACGTCTCGGGGCGAGTGGGGGAGCGAAAGCGAAGAAGGTCTTAAAGATTGTTGAAGAACAAAACGCGGTGAATAGCCGCGCGCGGAGTAAAAGTCGAGGTCCGGGTCCGAGAGCTCGGTCGGCACCTCCGCGTGAGCGTGGGAGAAGTCGGACAAGAACAGCCGACGCCCGCAACAATCAATCGCCCTGGAATACCCAAGTAGCTGGCATGTCAAAACGCAAGCTAGGTGGATTAAGTCTACCGCGATTTGCTTAAGATCTGAATTGGGGCAACCCTATCATAATTTTGATAGTCGGGATTCAGCTGATGAGTTCAGCGCGACCCCGCCCTTTCATAGCATCTGTGGACGCCACTTTAATTGTGGTGAGTCATGATGTATGATGCCACGAAGGTGGTTAGGTGAGTGTTTATTTGTTAGCACGCTAGGTGGATTTTTACATCCGGCGTGTTTTGCGGTGTTGTTAATTGTGGACAATTTCTGTATCGTTTACTTATGAGTTAGTAAATTCGCAGTGCCACATCACTTTGATGTGTAGCGGGAAACCGTGGGGTGTATAACCTTGACAGACGATTTGAAAAACATTTGTAGGCGACCAGTTAGGTCCATAGTGGCAACTAGTCAGTTTGAAATTTTGTCGAAGATCTCACGACCTCTTGGGAGTAGTGAGTGATGCCTCTTAGTTATTTTTATTTTGAAGATACTTGTTTCGGTGGAACCGGCAGGACTTCGTTTTATCTAATTTAGGCTGAATTAAGACAGAGTAATCTGGCAATTC